CGGTCGAAGATGACAGCCACCTCCTGCCCGCCCACCACCGCGATGGCGTTGGCGAGCGCGCCGAGCACGCCGGCGTTGACCGTCTGCTCGATGGCGGCGAAGGGGGCCACGGTTGCCACTTCGATCGCTCCAGCGTCAGGCGACGACGATGCTGAAGGACGCGTTGATGCGGTACGGCACCGGCAGGGGCGCGGACTGCAGCAGCAGGTAGCGCACGGCCGGGTCCTTCTCCACCCACGACTTCGCGAAGTACGGCAGGGCCTGGAACCCCGCCTCCTCGTCGTGGATGGCACCGTAGGCGCGCACGCCCTCCAGTTGCGTGCTGGTGATGATGACCGTGTTGTCAGGCAGGTACGGCGCGAGGTTGCCGGTGGCCGGGTCCTCGTACCAGCCGGCGTAGACGTAGATGTCCAGATCGCCGATGCTTCCCATGAAGCGCCCGCCCTCGCCGATGACCGTGGGGTTGAGCGCATCGCGGCCGCGGAAGCGGTCGAGCAACTTCTGCACCTCGGGGTCGGCCGCGAACAGCTGGTAGGCCTTCGGGTCCATGATCACCACGTTGGCGGTGGCGCCGGACTTCTGCGTCACGAGCATGGACCACTCCTGCACGTTGGCGAGCGGCTTTCCGGCGCTCTGGCCCCACCGTGCGGTGCTGGTCAGCGCCGCGGGTGTCAGTGCGGCGTCGCGGCCGAAGTTCACCTCCACGGTGGGGTATTCATCCCCGGTGACGGTGATCTTGCCGGTGCGCAGCGCCTCGACGGCCATCACCTCCTGCCGGCGAGTCAGCATCGCGATCTGGTCGGACAGGTCGGTGGCCAGCATGATCTGCAGGCGCTGTGCCGGGGACAGCTCGCCGCCGATGCGCTCACCGATGGCGCGCTTGAGCGGCCGCTGCGGGCTGAAGACGCGCTTGTCCTTGACATAGGCAGGCTTGAAGGTCTTGGTGACATAGCCCTTGGACTGCACGACCTTGCCGGCGACGATGGGCGAGACGAAGGGTGCGAGGCGGCGGCGGCCCGAGTCCACATCGAAGTGGATTTCCTCGCTGGTCTCCGTCTGAACCTCGCCGAAGAAGGAGTTCAGGATGAAGGGCTGCGGCGGCGGCAGCTCGGCGACGACACGCGCAAGAACGCCGGTGGTGAAGATGTCCATGTTCAGGTACTCCGGTGGAATGGATTCGGCGCTCAGGCCATCGCGGGCAGCAGGGTGATGCCCTTGGCGCGCAAGCCCTCGGTGATGCTGGCGACGGTGTGGCCGGCGCCCAGCGTGAGCGCGTTGGCGTTGAAGTCGCCGCGGGCATAGGCCAGCGCGGTCTTGTCACCGCCGCTTGCGTCCACGGCCTCGGCCAGGATGAGGTCCGGCGTCTGGCTGCCGTCTTCGGCGGCCGACAGGCTCAGGATGTATTTGCCGGAGGCGGTGATCTTGCCCAGCAAGGCGCCACGCGCGAGCGTGGCACCACTCAGGATGGTCACCTTGCGCGCCACCAGCAGATGGGCGTTGCCGGCGACGAGCGAATCGGGCACGTAGGTGCCTTCGGTCTTGAATTCAGCGGTCATGGCTGTGCTCCTGATGGGGTGGCTGGTCAGTGCGCTGCGGCGCCGCGGAAGGCCTGCAGGATCGAGCCGGCGATGGCCGCCTCACCTTCTGCTTCGGGCTTGCCCTCGATGCCGGACACGTCGGGGTTGCCGATGGCGCCCATGGCAGCGGTGAAGGCGTTGCCAGAGGCCTCGGCGGCCTTGGGCGCCGCGCCCAGAATGGAACCAGCCTGCTCGACCGTCAGGCCGGTGTTGATGCACTGCACCGCCAGATCGGTGCGGCCCTTGGCCTCGGCGTGCGCGAGGATGCCGCTCACGCGCTCACGCTCGGCCTGGGCACCGGCCTTGAGGCCTTCGTCGTGGCCGGCGGCGAGCCCTTCGGCGCGCGCCTTGTCGATGTCGGCCTGCGTGAGTGCGGGCGTGTCGGGTGCGGCCGGTTGACCGCCTTGGGTATTGCCAGACATGGATGCTCCTTTGTCAGTGGCGGTTGCGCGGGCGGTCTGCCCGACGGAAAACGGCCGCGCGCGCTGCGCGGCCAGCTCGGAAATCAGGGCATCGGTGGTGCTGATGCGGCTGGCCAGGCCCGCATCCACCGCTGCCTGGCCGGCATAGGTCTGCGCCTGGGGGGCGCGCACGGCACGGGCATCCATGCCGAGGTGCCGCGCGACAGCGTCCACGAACATGGCGTAGAGCCCGTCGATGTCAGCCTGCCAGGCATCGCGCACAGCCGCCGGCAACGGCTCGTAGGGATTGCCGTCCACCTTGTGCGCACCGGCGAAGATGTGCGTGACGGCGATGCCACCAGCATCCAGCGCGCGCGAGAAATCCACGTGCCGCGCCACCACGCCGATCGAGCCGGCGTAGCCGGTTCGCGTGATGACCAGTTCGTCGGCCGCGCTGCCGCCCAAGTAGGCAGCCGATGCGGCCATGCCGTCCGCAATCGCCACCAGCGGCTTCTTGCCGCGCAGGGCGAAGACGCGGTCGGCGTACTCGAAGGCGCCCTGTGCCTCGCCACCGGGGCTGTCGTACACCTGCAGGACGGCGTGGACATCGGTGTTGTCCATCGCGTCTTCCAGGTCGGCCGCCAGATCGTTGTAGCCGACGAAGTAGGTCGAATCGGCCATGTCGAAACGGGTGCGGTGGACCAGCGCCCCGCTGACGTTCAACACGGCGACACCGTCCACGACGCGATAGCCTCGCTCGGCGCGCGCGCCCTGGCGGGTGCTGAACAGCTCGGGCGCGAGTTGCTGCACCGCGGCCTTCGCGCCCACATCCTCGAGCGGCGCGCCCAGCAGCCGATGGCCCAGCCCCGCGATGATGGCGTCCAGCTTCTGCGGGTGAACCAGCAGCGGCGTGTTGAAGATCTGGGCCGCGATGTGCGGATATCTCATGCGGCACGCTCCTCTTGCCTTTCGTCGGCCTCGCGCCCCGACTGGACGACGACGGGCCCCGGCTCGGGTAGGCCGCGCTCGGCGCGCATGCGGCGCTCGATGGCGAGCTGATCGAGCACTTCTTCGTAGTCCTCGCCCTGCTCGGCACATTCGCGTTCCAAGGTGGACAGGCCCATCTGCATGCGCAGTTGGGCGGCCTGGGCTTCCTTGACGGGATCAACCCATCCCCGGCCGCCGAAGATGAAGCGGGCGCGCGAGTAGGCGTACCGGTTGGCGTAGAAGTCCGGGGCCTCCACTTCGCCGGCGTTGATGGCCTCTTCCAGCCAGAGCTCGTACACCGCGCGCAGCCAGTAGTCAGTGAGCCAGCGCCGGCGGCCGTTGAAATAGCGCCAGGCCTCCAGCAGCGCGGCGCGGGCGCTGCTGTAGTTGGTGCGGCTGAAGTCCTTGAGAAGCAGCTCGTAGGGCATGTTCATGCCCGCCGCGATGTTGCGCAGCACTGCCAGCATGAAAGCCTCGAACGCCTGGTTTGGCCGATTCGGTGTGAAGCTGGACAGACGCGCCCCCACCGGCAGGGGAATGACCGCGCCCGCCTCCATCTTGCGCAGGTCGCGGTTGGTGCCCTTGGACTGCATCGCGCTCTGGTTCCACGCGCCGCGCGGGTCTTCGCCGAACAGTTGTGCGGACGCCTCCTGCGACAGGTCGGACTCCAGGAACGCGGCCACCAGCGAGTTCGCCACGCTGGCCTTGAGCTCGTTGCTGGCGTACTTGCCGGCCATGCGGAACTCGGACATGACCGCACTGACGATGGGGCGCCCACGCGACTGGCCCGTGCGTTCACGGTCCAGCAGGTGAACCACGCGGCGGCGCCCCCACGTCGTGAAGGCCGGAATGCGCTCCCACTCCAGCGCCGGGCGACCCGCCATGCCGAAGGCGCCGAAGCCGAAGGCGTCGCCAGGGTGGCGCTTGAGGAAGTGGTACGCAACGGGCGCCCCGTAACGGTCCATCTCCACGCCGGCGCGGATGTCGTCGCGATGCTCCAGGCCGAGCGGCGTGTTCAGGCGGTCAGCCTCCACCACCAGCATGCGCGTGCCCCAGCGGTCACCCGCCCGAGGCAGCCACAGTGGCAGCGCCGCTGCGTCACCGTTGAGCATGGCGCCGCTGAGCATCTGCAGGGTCAGGCCCAGGAGGTTCTGGCTGCGGCCGGCGTCCACCTCTGTGGTATCTGCCCAGGAGCGGAACTTCGCCTCTGTGTTGTTGCCCCACTCCAGCGCCCAATCGAGCGACTTTCCCAGCAAGCGGTAGTCTGGCGCCGTCGAGAGGCGCAGCGTGCTGCCGACGATGTTGTCGCGCAGCGTCTGCATGCCGCCGGCCATGAGGCCGTTGTTGCGGTTCAGGTCGCGCGAGCGAGCCGTCAGGCTCTGCAGGTCGGGCAGCAGGTCGGCGTCGGCGCTGGCCGCCACCGGGTTCCAGTCCATCAGCGACAGGTCGCTCGCCGTCGCACCGTCGTACGCTGCCATGGACGCGCCGCCGCCGGCACTGCCAACGCTGCGGGCGCGCGATGCTCGGGTGGGTCGATTGCGGCGGCCCATCGTCAGATGACGTAGATGGGCCGGCGGCTGGGCGCGGTGCCCTCGCGAGCGGCCAGCTCAGCGTTGATGGATTCCAGTTCGCGCCGGATGTCGTTGGCCGAACGGTGGGTGAGGCTTCTGCCGTTGTGCGCGGCCGACGAAGGGCCATGCAGCGCCGCAATCAGCTTGTCGCGCAGCGCCTTGAGATCGTCGGTCGTGTAGTGGCTGTAGATGCCCATGCCGGCGAATGTGCCGGGATGGCGCGGAACTGTTCAGGGGAACAGTTCACTAAATTCGTTCCGCCCCCTTCGTCCGCCCACCGGCGACGATCTTGCGCACGCCACGCGGCGTCAGGCCGAACTCACGCGCGAGCGCCTTGGCGTTGTCCCCGGTCCATCGTGCATGGATCGCGTCCCGCACGCGCTGCCGCTCCCTCGCGCTGCGCGACGGGATATATACGCACACGCCGGCGAGGCGCGCCTGAACACGTTCGACCATGGACGCTGCCGCTTCGTCGGGTGTCGGCACTCCGAAGGACTGCGCTACCGCTCTTGCCTCCGCGCGGATGATCTCGATGGGGTCCAGTTCGTTGAGGGTCATGCTTCTTGGGCGAAGTAGTCGGGCTCGGTAAACGCGGCTTCTGCAACGGGGACGCCCTTCTGCACCGTCATGGCCTGGCGCTTCGCCTCCCACCTTTCCGGCGTCAGGCGGTGCAGGTTGAGACACAGCGCTGAATGCAGCGCGAGGTTGCGCAGGTCGAGTTGCTCGTTGCGGGGCCGGGTCTTGATCCAGCGGTAGCCTTCCCTTCCGTTCACGCGGGCGATGACGCGCTTCTCGCCGGTGAGCTGGGCATAGAACTCGTCCATGAGCTCATCGCTGAAGTGGACATACCCCGGTCCGGGCTCCGGCACGCCAAGTTGGCCAAGGAGCATGTCTTTGGCCGCATGCACCCCTACCTCCCAGCGCTTGATGCCGCTAGGAATCTTGCGGCCTCGCACGTTGATGTCGACGGAGACCGCTGGATTCACGATTGGCTTTTCGGCCTGAGCGGATCCCTTGGCAACCCTCAGCCCTGGGACCTTGCCCTGCGACCTGTGCGCCCAGTTGTAGACGGCCTGAGTGAGATAGCCGCAGTCCACGGAAACACCAGACAGGCCTACATACCCGCCCAGTTCGTGCGGGTAGACCTGTTGCAGGTATTCGGTGACCGCGTCCCATTCCTCCTCAACAGCAGGATTGCCCGGAATGACGACGGTGTCGATCACCCATGACTCCATCCCGACGCCCCAGCCCCAGATGGTGATTTCCCACCGGTTCTGCTGCACGTCCACGCCCGCAGTGAGGACGAGCGCCCCAGCGGGGCATGACTTCAGGCTGTATAGCTCAGCCCGGCGCTTAAGCTCATGCTCATCCCCGCCTTCGCCGAGCATCTCCCACGATTCGCCCAGCGTCTCGTTCCAGAAGAGTTGCATTGGCCCTTCTTGTCCTGCATCCAGGGCTTTGCTCGCTTGCTCATGTTCCTCGGCGATGCTTTCCCATGACCGTTGCGGAGAGTACGCAGCCCAGACATGGACACCGACGGTTCGCGGCGGGTCGCAGGGATCGCCCGCCTCGTCCACCCACTGCCGTGCCGACGTGTACCGCCTTGCGGTGCGCTCACAGATCCATGTTCCTTGAGCCGGTTCACCGCCGACCAGGTAGTCGGACTGCCGGATGGCACCCAGGCAGTGTGGGCAGACGTGGCGAACGGTGGATGGCTGGCCAGGCTCCCACATCAAGCCGGAACGCTTGCCCTGGCCGAAGGTCAACGGATGCTCGACACGGCACAGCGGACACTCGATGTGAAAGCGCAAGAAGCCGATCGTGTTGGACAGGCCGCGCTCGACGTGGCACACCCCCTTGATCCATGGCGTGGACCCGCCGATGAACTTCGGGAACGGTGCTCCTTCCAAACGGCCCTTTGCGAGGCCGCCCGGGTCGCCGGCCTTTTCGATGGTCTGGTCGAACGCCGACCATTCGTCGAGGATCGCCACGGCGACGGTGATGCGCCGATAGGCCCGCTTCGCCTTCCCTCCCAGCAAATGGAGGCTGCTGTAGCGGAATCGTTTGAGGGCAATCGTCTCCCGGTCCTTGCCGCGGCGGCACTTCTTGACAGCCTCCACGCCCTGAAGGACCGGATCGATCTCCGACTTCACGTAGCTGTCCCGGTCGTCGTCCGTCGCCTGCCACAGTGCCACGTTCCGCCGCCGGTGAGCGATGTTGTAGGCGATGAAGGCCGTGATCATCTTGGAGTAGCCGACGCGCTTGGACTTCCCGACGACCAGATCCTCGATGCGGTCGTCGCTCATGAAGTCCAGGACGCCCACCTGGAAAGACCACGCCTGCCAGGCACCGCGCTGCTGGCTGCTCTCGCCAGCGAGCACGAAGTTCTCCGCCGCCCAGTCCGCCAGCGGCTGTGGCGGATCCGCCCGCAGGGCGTCCAAGGCCTGAGCAAAGGCTGTCTTCAGTGCGGCAAGCGTCTCGGGGCTAATCGACCTCGACATCAGCAACCTCCTCCTACTCGGCCGTCTCATCAAGAACATCCGACACTAGCCGAACGGTCCCCTGCACCCATGCGTTGCGGGCGTTGGCCAAGACGCGCTTGACCACCTCCAGATGCGTCGCCGGCATGTCCGGGCAGGACTTGCGGACCATGTTCTCCAGTTGGTCGAACCGATCTACCACCGCGACCGATGCCTGCGCCAGCGTGCTGGTCAACAGTTCGATGGGCGCGTATTCCCCGCGAGCTACCGCGTTCTTGATTTCCTGGCCCTCACGTCTGGAACGGTCCAGCAGCGCCTTTTCCTGCTGCGGGTTCAGCGCGTCTTCATCTTGCGCCGGCGAAGCACCACGCTTTTGTGCCGTCGCCCGCAGTCGGTCGCAGTACGCCTTGAGCAACTCCCCGTTCGTCTTGGGCTCTCCCAGCCGGCCGTCCCGAAGCATCTCCTGAATTGCCTGCCGAGACACCCCGACAGCGCGTGCAACCGCCAACGGCGACGGCGCCGCCTGAAGATCCACTACATCAATCCGAGTTATTTGTTTTGCCATCTAAATGGATTCAGGTTCTAAAGCAGCAGGGCGCTATAAAAAAGTGAGCAACGGAGAGTAGATGGGGCGCGAATTACCCGTGCTTGGCCCCTCCAGGAAGGACCCGTTGCAATCGCACCACATTCGTATCATTTACGCAACAATGCACCAATCTGGCGCAATATCGTTGCATATAAACAACATTCCGTGCCACCCCGCCCAACACATCAGACCCCCGCAGCCTGGCGAATGCGATAGCGCAGGCGACGCTCGAGGTAGCCTTCGGCGTCCACCGCGTCTGCTATGCGCTGCATGCTGATGAGTGGTCGGTAACTGGGTGCTCGCACGAACATCAGCACGGGGTGGACCTCGATGTCGTGCAATCCCTTCGCTGCCCAGATGCCAGGGGCCAGATGGCTGGACCGACCTGAGCGCAGACGGCCCGTGCTGATGAAGTAGCGCACGCCCAGCGTGGTCTTGTAGACCTTGCGCGTGCCGAGGTAGCCGATGTCCTGCTGATTGCGCAGCTTCTTCCTGCGGCGCTCGGACATGTTGGCCTTGTAGCCTTGCTCTCCAAATGCCTGGAAGTAGCTGAGCAACTGCTGTACGAACCCGCCACGCAGATTCCCTCGGTCGTCGTCACTGCCCGGGTAGGGAGGATCGGGGATGGAGGTCTGGTAGCCCGCGGGCAGGATGCCGGCTTTGCGCAGCACGACCTCGCTCTTCTTGTCGGCGCGCTTGCCACCCCACTCCTGGGCTTGCAGGACATGCTGCGGGTCGACACCCACCTTGCCTCCTGTGCCGGGCAGGTTGCGCGCGTCCAGCGTGGGAATGATGCGCACCTCCAGCTTGTCGGCAGTGGCTGGGACGACCTTCGGGCTGTTGGAGATGAAGGGGGTCGGCCGATCGAACTCGGAGCGCAGTTCGGCACGCATCGATCTCTGCACCCGGAAGCCGACATCGTTCAGCGCCTTCGCGTACGCCTCGTGAGCCTGCCTGCCGGACAGCTTGGCCAAGGTGCCGCCTACCGACTCCAAGCCTTCCAGTTTCAGACCAATACGCATACGGGAGGAAGGGCGCCCGCACCTCGAAGAGCACAATCCGCATCGCCACAACACGGCCCCTTCGGGGCACGGACATGACCACCTACAAGCTCGGGACAGTCACCATCAAGTGCCCGGCGTGCGGCAGCGATCAGCTCCGCCAGGGCAGTACTGCGCAGACGCGCGACGCAGCCACCTGTGGCCGCCGCGGAAAGTAGTTCAGTCTCAAAACCGCGCGACCAGATCGAGCGCGCGCTGCACAAGAGCATTGGCGACACGCTTCGGAAGGCGTTCAAGAAGTAGCAGGAGTTCGTCGACAGCATCCGCCACTGGCGAGCAGTCGACCGAGATTTGCTGCGGGAGGGGATCACGCATCGGCGCCTCCAAAAGAAAAGCCCGCCTCGGTTCAATACCGGACGGGCTATCAGGATGTGGTTGATGTCCATTTAATCCTTTTGCCTCAATTGCAACTAGATGTTTTATCTGCGTCAATTAGCACTCTTTCTATGAAAGGTGTCCCATGGGGTTGCAGATCGGACAAGTACTGGAGCCAAGCTACGGCGTCTGGATGGTCATCCTGTCTTTCCTTATTGCCGTCTGCGGATCCCTGATGGCTTTGTTATGCGCTCGCCGCATGTTTCGCAGGAACGGGGAACTCGACAAGGCAATGTCGATCAGCGCTGCTGTTTCTCTCGGCGGAATAGGCATTTGGTCCATGCACTTCATTGGCATGGTTGCCTATCAACTGCCAGTCAGCATCGCCTACGACGTGGGACTCACGCTACTGTCGCTGGTAGCTGCTATCGTCATCTCAGGCATTGCCCTGTATCTGGCCGGACGAGGGAAGCAGCGTTCTCGACGCGGCGGTTGGATGGCAGGAAGCATCCTCGCGGCCATCGGAGTCTGTGCAATGCACTATCTTGGCATGTACGCCATGAACATGCGTGCTGCAATGGAGTTCGATGTCATGCTCGTTGCTACCTCGGCAGCCATTGCTTTCTTAGCGGCAGCGGCTGCACTCTGGCTCGCGTTTCACGTCACCCGGTTTCCGCAGATGATCGTTGCGGCTCTTCTGATGGGCATCGCCGTCTGCTCAATGCACTATGTCGGCATGGCTTCCGCGACCATGATATGCACGGCCGCTGCACCTGATGTCGCCTGGGCACTTAGTGGACCAATGATGGGGCTTTTCGCTTTCGGAGTCGCCAGCCTAGTGCTCATCCTGATTGGCTGGCTGGTCTCGGAGCGTTTCATCACGGATCTGGAAAACCCCGCTCACCACCGGCGGGGGGAGCAGACCCCCCCCCCGCCCCCCCCCTCTTTGCTTCATCGACCTTCCCCACCGGGGTCACTCCCCCCCCC